TATCCAAACGAAGAGGGCGAGGCACATTTGATACTATTAGATGCCATAAAAGACCGATACGAGTTTCCTGAATTACGCAGAGTTGCCAAAGAACAATACGATTATTGGCAGCCAGAAACCGTAATAATCGAGGCCAAAGCATCGGGGCTCCCGCTTACATACGAACTTAGGCAGATGGGCATACCGGTTATTAACTTTACACCCAGCAAGGGAAATGATAAACATACTAGAGTAAACGCTGTCGCGCCATTATTCGAGGCGGGCATGGTTTGGTATCCAGACCGTAAGTTTGCTGAAGAGGTTATAGAGGAGTGCGCTGCATTCCCACTTGGTGAACATGATGACCTGGTGGATAGCATGACTCAAGCCGTAATGAGATTTAGACAAGGTGGTTTTGTAGAACATCCAGAGGACTACGAGGATGAGCCTCTACCACAGCAACAGAGGACGTATTATTAATGTTAAAAAAGATACAAGAGTTTTTTCAAAGCTTGTTAAAAACTGGTAAGTCCGGAATTACAAAAACAGATCAAGCAGCAGAGACGATAGAAGATCTAGCAGAAGTTTATGGCAAGTACGATCCAACAACACCACCAGGACAGTTCAAAGAACAAAAACCCATAATAGATCAAGAAGGCAACATTAAAACTAGAGTTGCAAGTTACACACCAGAAGGTTTTACAGAAACACAAAAACGAACAGGTGTTGGTAGTTTTTCTGATGAGTCCCTAAGAGAACAGTATTTTGATGAAGGTTTTGATGCTACAGAATCTCTTGAAGAATTTATCATTAGAAAAAGGGGTATTACACCAGAAGCAAGAGCAACAGAATTACGAGAGAAAGGCAGAATTAAATCTCTTGAACAGGTAGACGACACCATGGTTGAAAAGAAGATTGAGCCGGAAACAATTCAACTAATTAACAATCTTGGTAAGTCAACAGGCAGAGAACCAAAAGATATAAGACAACTAATTGTTGACAAGATGAACGACGGATACTCACCAGGTGATCCAAAACGTGTGACGATTGATGATGACGCTCGAATAAATGCTTACCTAGAATCACAAGTTCTTATGGACCCAGGTTTTGTAGATGATCTTGTAGAAGAAACCATGGAACTACCTAGATCTAAAAAACCAACAGGTGATCCAATACTAGATGACTTAATAGCTCAAGAAGCAGAGTTGGTAAAAAAAGGTGCTAAACAATCTGAAGAACTAAAAACAATAAGAGAGAACTCATTAGAAGTAAAAAGAATGCTTGACGATATGGGCTTGGACACAAGTGATATTGATTTTGATATTATAAAAAACTCCGATGATTTAGATGCCGTAAGAAGAGAAGCCATGAAAGTCGAAAGACTTATGAGTGGCATGATGGGTGGTGGTATGGATGATTTAGTGAGAGGTGGTAATCTTGAAAAAGCTATGGAGTCTATATCAGGACAAGCAAGATCTGATATGGCACTGGCAAAGGAGATGGCTGAGATGGCTAGAACACCAGGCGAACTTGAGACAGCAATAAAAAGAATGGAAGAAATACAAAAAGCGTATGAAGAGTCTGTAAGGACAGGAGTTTATGAATCACCTTTTTCACCGGCAAGAATATTAAATGCAAAAGGTGGCCGTATTGGCTTTGACGAAGGTGGCGGACCAAAGATGTCAAGACGTGGCTTCTTAGGAATGATGGGTGCAGGAATTGCAAGTTTGTTTGTGCCTAAAGGGGCACAACGGGTTGCTGAGATTGCAACAGCAGGTGCAACTAAAGTGCCATTGACTGCAGAGGGCATGCCTATTTGGTTTCCATCACTTGTAAATAAAATTAGAAAAGAAGGAAAACTTAGAAAAGCCACTTATGCAGATGCAAAAGGTGGAGAGCCTATAGACGTGTATACGTTTGAAGACCCTTCACTAAGTGGTAAAAAATTATTTATGGAAGAAAATATTCAAACAGGTGCCATTACAATTTCTGGTAGAGGTGATGACATGCAGATAGCTGAGTTGACATTTAGGCCAGGAGAAGAAAGTATCATGGTGTCACCTAAAGGATCTAAGACGTCAAAAGCACCAAATGTATTTGAGGCAGAAGAATTTATGAAAGGACCGGGCGAAGGCATTGGTGATTTCGAAAACTTTGGTGGTATGGAAGACTTAAGATTTGGTCTTGACACTTGGGAAAATCTTGTAAAATCACCAAAACAAAAACTAGAAGAAATAGCAGAGAAATTTAAAACGACTCAAAGAAACCCAACACCAGACGTAGATGTAGAGGAATTTGCAAAAGGTGGTAGAGTAGGATATAAATCTGGTGGTGGGGTAGAAACATTATTTAGAAGGAAAGCATCATAATGGCAACAATAGATAAAGCATTACCTAACGTAACAAGAACTAAGATAGACTTACCTAGTGCAAAACAAAAAGCACAAGAGATACAGTTACCACAGGAACCACCAAAGCAACCAATAGAAATTACAAGAACGGAAGATGGTGGAGCAGAGATTGATTTTGATCCATCAGCGATGGCAAATATCGGTGGCGCTGGACAAAACATAGATACAAACTTAGCGGAGTTTTTAGATGATGAGATTACTGATCCGATAGGATCAGACATGATGCAAAACTTTGAAGACTACAAAGCATCTCGTGATGACTGGGAACAATCATACATCAAAGGACTAGACCTATTAGGTTTTAAATACGAGGACAGAACAGAACCTTTCCAAGGCGCATCTGGTGCAACACATCCAGTGTTGGCTGAGGCTGTCACACAGTTTCAATCACTTGCCTACAAAGAATTACTACCGGCTGACGGACCTGTTAGAACACGTGTCATGGGTAAACCAAGCAAAGCAAGAACAGATCAAGCAGAGCGTGTAAGAGAGTTCATGAACTATCAGCTGATGTGTGAGATGCCAGAGTACGAACCAGAGTTTGATCAGATGTTATTTAATTTACCACTCGCAGGTTCTGCATTTAAAAAAGTTTACTACGACCAAGCTATCGGCAGATGTGTTTCTAAGTTTGTACCAGCAGAAGATTTAGTTGTGCCATACAGCGCAACTTCTTTAGATGATGCAGACACAATTATGCACATAATTAAAATGCCCGCGAACGACATGAGAAAAATGCAAGTGCAAGGTTTTTACAAAGACATTGAACTTGGCACACCTGCTTATGATGAAGATGATATAAAAAGTGAAAAGAACGATTTGGAAGGTGTTTCAACCACAAACAAAGACGAAGTGTTTACACTTGTGGAGTGTCACGTTGAATTGGATCTAGAAGGTTTTGAAGACACTGGTGCGGACGGATTACCTACAGGCATTAAGATGCCATACATTGTCACTGTTGAAGAGTCTACACAGAAAGTTTTATCGATTAGAAGAAACTACGACATACAAGACCCAATGAAAAAGAGAAAAGATTATTTTGTACATTTTAAGTTTTTACCAGGACTAGGCTTTTATGGATTCGGCCTAATTCACATGATCGGTGGTTTATCAAGAACTGCCACAGCCGCTCTAAGACAACTCTTAGACGCCGGAACCTTGTCTAATTTACCAGCCGGATTCAAAATGCGAGGCATTCGCGTCAGAGACGAAGCTCAACCGTTGCAGCCGGGCGAGTTTCGTGACGTTGATGCACCTGGTGGACGATTGGACGATGCATTTAAAATACTGCCGTTCAAAGAACCTTCGCAAACGTTGCTATCATTGATGGGAACAGTTGTTGCCGCAGGGCAGCGTTTCGCGAGTATTGCTGATTTACAAGTGGGTGATGGCAATCAAAGTGCAGCAGTGGGCACGACAGTTGCTCTGCTTGAACGTGGCTCGCGGGTTATGAGCTCTATTCACAAAAGATTGTACGCGTCTATGAAAAAAGAATTCATGTTGCTGTCAGATGTGTTTGCAACATACTTACCACCAGAATATCCATACGATGTTGTGGGTGGACAGAGACAAATTAAGGCTACAGACTTTGACTCAAGGATAGATGTTATACCTGTAGCTGATCCAAACATCTTCTCACAGACACAAAGAATACAACTCGCACAAACAGGACTGCAAATGGCCATGTCAAATCCACAAATGCACAACTTATATTCTGCTTACAGGACAATGTATGAAGCTTTGGGTGTAAAAGACATAGATGCTTTGCTACCACCAGTGGGACAACCAACTCCGATGGACCCAAGTGTCGAACATATTAACGCTTTGTCAGGAAAAGCCATCAAAGCTTTCCCTAATCAAGACCATACAGCACACATGAAAGCGCATTTATCGTTTATGGGCACACAAATTGCACGAACAAACCCAAATATTTTGGCTGCAATACAAAA